CCCGCCACTCATTTTAATAACCCCCGTTCCGTTGCTTGTGCCTAATAACCCCGCACTTGTTTTTGTTACTATTCCCGCCGTTGATAAATTAGGAATTAATACTCTTTGTATTGAATCAATTTTTAAAGCAGTAATATTGTTAGTTGCTAAAAAAATATTACCTGTTAAATATTCAGAATTTAAAGTTATTCCTCCTTCTCTGTTATTATATAAATAAATTCCGTTTGCTCTATAATTATTAGCAACAGAACTGCCTCCAGTTATATAATTTGAAGAAAATAAAGTTAATCCGCCCGAGTTTGAACTTACATCATTTCCAAGTTTGTAATTTGTTTGCGCTAAAATTCCACTATTATTATTTCTAATTCCTAAACTAAAAATATTATTTATATTTTCATTGCTTGTTATTGTGCCACTTGTAAATGTATTACTACCTAAATCAACATTTGTAGTTGCACCCGTATAAGGAACATATTTAGACGCATTAACCGCAACCAACGAATCCCTAACTTTATTTAACGAGCCACCCGTAGCAATAGCCGTTACCGCGCGTCCTGTGTCTATTGAACCCGATGGAATAGTTGTAGTTACTGAACCATCCGCCTTTAAGAACTGCGATGATGTGCCGCCTGTTTTTATTATTGATGTTCCTGTAACACTACTTTCAAATACCGCCGTTTTATCTTGATTAATAGTAAGTGCAAGTGCTTGTGTCGTTGTTGTGTTTGGTGTTACCTTGAATTGAATCTTTGCACCTCTTGCGATTGCGCCCCAATTCTCGGTCGCAAGACCTTCAAACGTTGCTTGTGGGTAACCTTCTGACGATGTTGTGCCGTAACCCGCTAATTCAAATTTACCTAAATTATCGCCGCTTTGTGGTGCTTGTGGTGCTGCAACCGTTCCCCTAAATTTAGTCACACGCATTGACGAACTATTTGCATCGCTAGAATACCCGCGAAGTGAGATTCGTGAAGTTGAATTGTTATCGCCTATCGCACGAAGTAATATAGTCGGAACACTTGTCGTGTTAATTCCTAAATGCGAAATATTAACAACCGTTTTAGCGTTTAAATCTATCGCACTTGTCGCGCCTGTGTACGGAATGTAACCCGTCAACGAACTATTGTACGCAAGCGGTTTCCAATAACCGCGATAACGAAAATACACTAACGAATCACGACCGACTATCATTGCCACCGTGTCGGCTGCGTTCATTGTAGCCGTGTCTTTTGTTCCCAACCCTATGCCATTGACAAATCGTGTCTTTGCCGCCGTTGGGGAATACTGCGCCGTTGCGCTTACTGAAATAAGTAACAATAACCCTAATAAATACTTCATATTTTTTCTTTTATTCAACTAAAATTATAACATTTTCACCATTCACAAACGGCACATCCGTCGGAACTGACAACGTACCCGTTGACACTGACCAAGTGCAACCATTCGGTGATGGCGGCGCGCCGCTATATACTAAAGGCGCAAACGTAATGCCACCGCGTGAACCATAAATCATTGTTGCACCTATGCCCGATGTGAACGTGTGCGATGTTTCGTTGCCCGATGCCGTCCATTGTAGAACGTAAACCGATGTGCCACCAATAACGATTCCGCCTGGTGTTATTTGTGTGCCTGTTGTCGAATACGCGCCCGTGCCTTGTAACTTCGCCGAGTATGTACCTAGTGCGTCGTAAGGCCCGTTTAACGTAAGTGACGCAAGATTGACGTTGCCGTTGATTATGACAAGACCACCAGCCGTTCCGTTGTCAATAACAAACTTTATTAATATTGTTGTGCGATTTTGTTGCATCTGCAACAAGTATAAATAATTGTAATTATCTAAAATTACAAGACCATCACACGAAATCTGCCACGCAGCCGTATCGTTCTTATATTGCCTATACCAAGCCGACGCTTGATTTGTTACTTCTTTTTGATCAACCTGCACATCAAACGCGCACGATGTCGAACACGCAAAAGGAATGTCGGTATTACTAACAACATCGTGATAGTAAAGAACCATATTTGAGCCTATGACTGGATTCATTTCTTTGTTTTTTAATTGTAAACAATATAAACCTGGTCAGCACTTGTAAATGAATATGTTGCGCTTTGATTAAATTTATATGTTGCTAATGACGCACTTGCTGGAACTAAAACTTGTTCTTTAAGTATCGTATTTATGTACAAAGATACATACATCGCAGAACTTGACGCTAGTATGTCAACATCAATCTCAACGTTCCAGCCCGTTTGAATACCAAATATTTCGTAAGCATCCGCAAGTGGGAACGAACCCGAAGTGATGGTATAGAATGAGCCATAAATAGAATACACATTGTTTATAAATCCGTCGCCCGAGTTGTTTCTAATTTGCAAATTGTAAGCCACAGGCGGTGTAGAAATAACATCAAAAACGGTTGTAATAGTGCCAGGTATTTCTACGTTTGAAATATCCAAAAATGTTGCCGCGATTTCACTTTGTACAAGATTAATAGTGCTATTGCCTGTCATATATGAAAGCGCGCTTACGTTGATTTGTGACGGGTCGGTGTCAGTAAATTTTAACATTTTTGCCGCAGAGTAACGCCCATTTGATGTTTCTATGCCAAAAACGGTTGAATCAATGTTTTTTAAATTCCTTCTAAATGAATTAATATATTGTTGAAATATTAATTGAATTAGACCTTGGAACGATTCCGTTGGCTTGCCATATCTGAACCATCCACTACAAGCGACGTAGTGCGCACTAATGTATTGATAAAACGTACCTAATGCTTGATTGTTATAATATCTATCAATCCCGTCTTGCGTGTAAACAGGATACCCGTAATTCGATTCTATCGTTAAAGAATATTGATTGTCGGTCGTATTAAGCGAATTAATCTTAATTGTATTTATTGGCGAATTAAACGTTATACCAAAATTGCCTATTTTAATAGAATTACTATATCCTACCGTGTTATCAAGAATAATTGTCATTCCAAGTTGCCCACTCACTGGAATAGGCGGCGTTGTGAATGTAATATCGTTTGCCGTTGTGTTTGTTACGGGCGCAAATTCATAAAATGAAGTAGATCCGACACCGATTTGTCGCCAATATCCGCCCGATGAGTAATAATAAACAGGCGAACCGCCCGCAGCCGTTATTGTCAATTCTAACCTTCCGCGTATTGTATTAAGGTCGGCAGTGTAAACGGTGCAAAGAAAATCAATTTTATCATTTTGCAACACCGTTGGAACGGTTGCAAATATTTTTGCGTATCTCGGCGTTGTTACGCTGCCTTGATTCATTACAAAAATGTTCTTTGTATTATAAGTCACCGTGTCGAGCGTAACGCTTGCCGTGAAACCTAGCGTTGCATAAGACCAATTAACAGGAAATCCAACACCATCAAGTTTCTTTAAATTAGCATTTATTACATAATTTTTTGCATAATCAACAGGCGATTGCCAATTGAAATTATTATAACCTTTACGAAATATTTTAGTTTGTGAATTATTTACAAAATACATTCCCGATGTATTTCCCGTAAATGGTTGCACTACTGAATGTGTGTCTTCAGTTCCCGAACTTTGTACTACGCCATTATAATTGTATTCGGTAAAATATACCGTTTCATTTGCAAATTCATTAATTGCAATTATGTACCATTTGTTTCTTGCTTGAAATAAACGACAACCAATTGACTTTAATAAATAAGATAAAACCGAAAGTGCGTTTTGATAAGTAACACCATCGGATAGTAAAAAGTTATTCAATGGCATCATTGCTTGCGAAAACATATCGGCCGCCGTGTCGGTTGCTCTTGTCGTCATATTTAACGCATAATAAGAACAAATCGCGTGTATGTTTAATTGCAAAACACCAATTTGCAACAATGCTTTTTTTATAATGTATATTAAAAACACTGGTTCGTAATCAATCCAAGTGTTTGCAACTTGCGGGTCAAATGGCATTGATTCCAACATTCCCAAACCATCAATTGCATTAAAAGAAAGTTGTTTGCGTCCTGTTGTGTATGAAAATTGCACGTTATCGCTTAATACAAAACCCGACCATTCTTGCGTGCCATTAATAAATAATTTTACTAAATATTTTCTATCATCCAATGTCGTTAAATCGGGCATTTGCTCAAGATTATCAGTAACGTCAATCGTTACATCTAATTGTGAAGCAATTATAGGCTCGTAAACAAAATCAGATTTTGGCAAATATTGTAAATTCATTACAACGACTGGGTAAATAATAGGGTCGTCAATGTATGCTTGTTCCCACAATTCTACTATTGCCGTAGTATCGTTTTTAGTTGAAGATATAAGTTGATATTTTTTGCCGTAAACCATTATACTCCCCTTCTTAAGTTTAGTGAATAGTTAGAACGTTGTAATGCCAAAACTAAATCGTTTCCGCGTATAGTAAATTCACCTTGTTGCGCGCTTTGTTGTTGTGAACTATTACCCATTGATGTAATTGCGCCCGCGTTCATAGAATTACGCACTAGACCGCTCATTTGCGCTGGTGTTAAGATTGCTTCCGTACCGTGTAATAGTTCAATGTGTCCGCCTTGTGGGCCTGTTACAACACCGCCCTTTGCGTGACCACCACCAAGACCAAGAAGTTTGCCAAATATGTCGCCAAAACTACCGCCAACGCCCGCAGTTCCGCCGCTTACTGCATTTAATATAACTTTAAAAACTAATGCCTTTATCGCGGCTTTTGCAATATCCTCGGCAAGTTTTTTAAACATATTACCTATTGCGTCACCAAGATTTGCCCCGTTTTCTAATGCAGTAAATAAACCATCAATTTGCGGCCCTACAACTGACATTATTTGACTTGTTTCGGCTAGTGCTTTATTAAATTGATTTTGCGCTTTTGCAGCCGCTTCGGTCTTTGCATCATATTGTACCAATGGCCCAGACTTGCCACCGCCTTCGCGCGATTGTAATGCTTCGATAGCCGACGCGCCACCCATTGATAATAAAACGTCTTTTTTTCTTGAACGTTCAAGAGATGGAAGTACGTCGTTTAAATATTGTTTTAATTCTTGTTCGGCTTCCGTTTTAGTAGGTAATATTAACCCTTCTAATTTGTGTGTTTGATGAAATTTATTGACTAAATAATCTAAATTATAATCCTTAGCCATTCCGCCAGTGCTTTTTGGCTTGTCGGTTTCACCAAACTTTGTGTTTAATTCATTTGCGTTGCCTAAAACTTTAACGTAGTCGCCAGTAACATAAGCAAGTTCTAATGTTTGTTTTTTATAGTTCTCAGTTGCTTTAGTTGCTTTTTGTAATGCTGCATCGCGTTGTGTAATATATGCAGTCGTTTGCAAATCACCCGCCACGCCGATTGGTTTGCCTACTGATTCAATCGCGCTTTTTCTTACTAATTCATTCGCGGTGTTTAATTCTTTTAAAGATTGCCCGTATTCGCGTGCCGCTTCGTTTTGCTTGTAATATAAATCTGCTATTTTATCGCCGTATTTTGATGCGATTGCGTTTGCTATTAATGCTTGCGTGTATCCTTCAACTTGATCTTTGACCTCTTTTGTGTTAATGTTTGCAAGCGTTAACGCTTGATTATGATGACCATAAATTTCGTTAGCCGTTTTTAACGCTTGATTTCTTTCTTCTAGCGATTTTGTTGCATCGGCCGCAATAGAAATATATGCTTTAAGTTCAAATCCTGTTTTTTTTGCTGCGCCTGTTTCTTTATCTAATCCGTCGTTAAATTTTTCTTGGTCTTCTTTAACTTTTTTTAATTCATCCGAAACGCCTGTAAGACCTTGTAAGTATTCAAATAATGGCCCTAATGCCAAACCAAACAATCCCGCTATGCCTATGCCTGGAAGAATGTTTGCAATAGTTTTAAGACCGCTATATGCTTTGTTTAAGCCACCAGCCATTCCCGCACCCGCTTTATCTACTTCTGCGCCTAATGCTGCAAATGCCGCTTTTTGTTCTTCAATTTGTAGGGTAACAACTTTTATTTCACCGCCTAATTTTGCAATTCTCGCGGGTTCGGTTGCTTGATTTAAACGCTCTTTTAATAAACTTAAACGAGTGTTTAAGTCGCCTAACGATAATTTAAACTTATCCGTTTCAGCCGCCGTTTGTTGAAGCGATGTGAGAGCGCCTTTGTTGTCGGCCGTGATGACTATTTTAAGTGTTTCGGTTGCCACGGCTTAATTCTTTTTAGAGTATAAATTTAATAAACGCTTAATTTCCTCGGGTGCAATCGGTTCGCCTTTATATTCGGGTTCATCAATCGGCAACGGATGAAATCTATTCTCATTCATTTTATTTTATTCACCGCTTCCCATTAAGTAAACCATATACGCAACCCGACGCGTGCGCGCCCATTCATTTGTTTCCGTTCTTTGGTGCGCGATAGAATAGATTGACCATTCGCGCCAAGTCATATTCCAAAACTGCTCAATGCTTATTCCACATTGAACGGCTTGCACTAGAACATCGTCCCAAGTTAATTTCCTTCTACGACGTTGTTTTTTTTTTCGTCAATAGTTTGTTCTACGTTTTGCTCACCTGGTAATGGTGTCACATTGTTGACCGTAGTATTAACAACATATTGAAAAAAATCAATAATCGCGCCTTCTTTTGCCAATATTCCACCGCACTCGTCAACCCAATCTCCGAAATCAAATTCCGTATATTCGACAGGGCCACGCACGGCGCATTCGGCCGCTGCTTGCAAGAATATTGCAATCTTTCTAAAATCGTAGGCAGAACCTAGCAACGAACCGAAAAACTCTTCAAGCGGCAACGGGTTTTCTTTTGTTCCCGCTAACTCGCACGCTCTTCGCATCGCCCAAGTTCCCCACTTTAGGGGAACGATTCCGCTTTTAAGTTTTAGTTCAAACATAGATTAATATGTCATTGATTGTAAAAATGGTGGGTTTGCGCTTCTGAAAGTAATAGTAAAAGTCATCAAAGCGTCAAATGGTGCAACCAATTCAAACTTTGTGATAAATACTGTTCCGCTATACACAACGTCACCGCTTGTAGGAACTACTTTACCAAACTTAACAGGAAACTGAACTTTGTTTGCAAACAAATCGTACAATTGCGTGTATGAGTTTACGGTGTTTGCGCCATCTTGGTCGATTGCGTTACCTTCTCCGCTAATTGTTGCTTCAAGTTTAGAACCTGGAACATATTTGTTTCCGCATTTACTTGATGCGTCAAGTTCAGTCAAAGACGAACTTATTGTGTTTGTTTTCAAACAAGCCATTGGCACAAAAGTGCCACTTCCTGTGCGGTCGATTAACACCAAGATGTCCGTGCCATTGATTTCTAATTGTGCCATTGTTTACTTTTTTATTGTTGTAAAATTTTATGTTCAAATCTAATAAGCGTTCTAAAAACATTATCCATCGGATTCAATCCCGATAGATTGTGCGTTGTTGTTCTTGTTGTGACAACTTGAAAATCGGGCATCGTGTTTGGGTTTGCGCTTGAGTTAATAATTTCCATTACTTGCTGCGCTACATCCTCACTACTTGCGAATCCAAAATTGTTACTTTTACTCACTATATCCACCAACAAAGACGCGTCAAATTGATTCATTGTCTTATTGCTTGTTTGATTGCTCAAACGCTCGCCTAAAACAATATAAATTTGGTCGCCTGTTGCATTTGGTGGCACCATTCCGTCATATATTTTAACACTTGAGTAAGACCCATTAAAGTAAATCTTACCGCTTAAAGCGTTAACGTATGCGGGAATGCCATATTTCCAAAAGTATTTCACAATACAAATATAGTTATTATTTTAAAATATCTTCGATTGCTTTAATTAGCACAGGTTTCTCGTCAAAAAATGGTTTGTAAAAGAAAGGTTGTGGCATCATATTGACTTTGCGAATGCCTTTGCCTTTGAATGCGCTTGCCACAGTTAATAATTCGGGTGTCATCCAAGTTTCGCCCATAAATACATAAGCACCCGTTCCAAATTCTTGGTAAGGCGCGTATTCAATTGCGTTTTCTAAAACTTTATTTAATGGCTTTGAATTGTCAAATGTATTTCCTGCACGCAATCTACCTCTATCAACTCCAACTCCTTGCGGTGAACCCGACACTTGTTTATTGTGTATTGCTATTGTACTCGCATCCATTGCCCTATTAACTCCTTCCACAAGTTTTTTTTCGGCTTTTTCAATTGCCGATTGTAATTCCTTCGTGCCAAGTAGGTCAACTTTTAACATTATAATTTCTTTGAAACACCTTCAAATTTGTAATAT